CTCGAGCACGCCCAGGGCGGTGTTGACCACCTTCGTGGCCTTGATGGTGGTGACGGTCACGGCAGACCTCCTTGGTCAAGGTGAAGGACCGCGGTCGGCCGCCGTGACGGGGCCGTAGCGGGATGGTTCAGAGTCGGGGGACGTTCGCCGCGAGCTTCCGCGGGTCGGTCTCCTCGGGGTCCTCTGTGGGGTCCGTGCCGCCTCGAAGGTCAGCGGCCGGCTTGCCGGACGGGGGTCCGTTGGTGCCGCTGCCGGTGCCCGTGCCGAACAGTTCGGCGAGCTCCGCGGCGTCGGCTTCCAGCTCTTCGAGCGTCGCGCCGGTGAGACGCTTCGCCTGGGCTGCCGTGAGCCCTTTGTCGAGCGCGACCTGCAACCGGAGCGCGTTCGCTTCGGCCTTGGCTGCTCGTTCCTCGGCTGCGGTGGCCTTGTCGTTGGCCTTGGTCGCGTCGTCCTTCTTGGACTGCTCGAGCTCGTCGAGCTGCGCCGCCTTGGCCTTCAGGTCCTCGTAGTCCGAGTATTTGCCCTTCTCTCGGGCCAGGCGATCGTTGACGATCTTGTCGACCTGGTCTTGGGTAAAGGACTTTCCGCTGTCGGTGCTCTTGGGCTCCGGTGGCGTGGGGTCTTCCTTGTCGGGCATTGCTGCCCTCCTCCCGGCCTGTTGAGCGTCGGCCGTTGACGCAACCCCGCTTGGGCGGGTGGATCAGTGGGCCTCGACGGCCCGCCGGAACGCTCGGCGCACCTCGGACGAGCTGGGTCCGTTGTCGGGGCTGGTTCGGTCTGCCTTCGTCGCAGTCCAGAGGGCGTGGTAGTGCTCGTATTGCGCTCGACCATCCCAGTCGTCGCGGTTGAACACCGGCTCCGGTTCGCAGTGGCAGTGGTCGTGGTAGTGCTGGCCGTCGGCGCTGAACTCGGCGGACTCGCGGGTCTTGTAGACCGGCCCGCGAGAGATCAGCATCGAGCAGAACCCGCACGGGAACCCGGATCCGACGCGGGCCCAACCGAGCGCAGCGCGGTCCCTCGCCGTGGTCTTGTCGATCGTGCCCCGCCCGCCTTCGGTGACGTGCCGTGCTGCGGCGCCGGCGGATCCGGCCATTGCGTTGTCGCTGGCTTGCGGGAGCAGCACGCCATTGCGGGCAGCTCGCTTGAGGCTGTAGGGCCCGGTGACGAGCAGCGAGGTGGTGACGGCTCGGGAATCGGCGATCGTGTCGAGGTAGGGCGTGTATGGGACCGTGGGGTCGTCTGCCCTGGCTGCTCGGAGCTGGTCGTAGTACGCGGCCGCCAGCGCCGCGGATGTATGGCGGTTCGCTTGCACGATCGGCATAGCTGCCCGGAGCCATCGCTCGAACGTGGCGTCCACCGCGGTGACGTCGAGCAGGGGCCAGATGGTCCGCATCTGGGCCACGGTCCTGGCGGCCAGTCGGGCCTGGACGAGTCGGTGCGCCTCGGTGAGCGACACGGTGGCGGCCACGGCCTATCCCCCAGGTGGGCGCAACGTGACCGGGACGAGGTCCGTGAAGCGGACCCCTGTGAGACCGGCCTGTTGGGCGGCGTCGACCGGTTCCACGCCTGAGCGGATCAGCACGCCCATCGCGTCGGCCCGCTTCTTCAGATCGGCTGTGTCGTCGGCGGGTGTCGGACTTGTCTGACCGCCGGCGAGTTCGCGCAGGAGCGAGTCGAGGCCGCCGGGCTGTTGGGCGAGGAGCGCCTTCGCTCGTTCCACGTCCTGGTCGGTGAACCCTGGGACCTTCTCCCAGAGGAGCTCGACGGGCACGCCGAGCATCTGGGCCATCTTCCCGAGCGCGTCGGCGGCTTGGGCGAGCGACCGGATCTCGGTGTCCTTCCATCGCACCTGCGACTCGAAGTCCGCTGCCGCGGCCTGATCGCCGGCGAGATGGGCGCCGAGACGGAGCAATTGCTCGTGGGCTTCGCCGAACGTGACCTTCCGCTCGTCGCTCTTCGATGTCAGCGATGCCCGCGCGGCGGCCAACGCCTCAGCGGAGAGGTTGGCCATCTGGCCGAGCATCTCGTGCGCTGGGGTCTGCGACACGGCCGCAAGCACGTGGATGTCCGATTCGTGCGCCTTGATGAAACCGTCGAGCGGTGTCGCCGGCAGCGACCCGAACTTCGTGGCGGGATCCTTCGCGATCAGGATGTCCTCGACACGGAGCTGCAGCTTCTTCTCCTCGGGCGTCACCCCTGCTGCGGCTGCGGACTCGGGGAGCGCCATACCGGCGACCGTGCGGACGATCCATGACGCGAACCGCTGCACGACCAGCCGGTCAAACGCGGTCTGATCGATGCGGCCCAGCACCGGGATGAACGGCTCGATCTCTCCTGCCGAACGGCCCTCGAGGTCGAACCGGTTTGCGAACCGCACCACCGGGCAGACGCCGGCGCCGTGGGTGCGGGAGCCGATGAACACAGGCTTCGCGCCGTAATCGTCGCTGTGGAGCTCGTAGAGCTGGGTGTCGTCGAGTAGTTCGATGACGCGCCCCCTGCGGCGCCGCGAGACGCGCAGGGCGTAGACCGGCCAGTCGTCGTTGGCGGGGTCGTCGTAGACGGCGATCATCTGGCGTGGCGATGCTCCGCGGATGACCGGCACGGCTTCGCCGGTCATCGTCCGTCCCGGCAACGCGAAGCCGTAGGCGAGCCCGTAGGTCAGCGCGGCCCGGTGGATCGCAACCTGACGGCCGTCCATTCCGTTGACCTGCCACAGCCGCCACGCCGAGCTGTTGTCGGGATCGCTCGGCGACCGGTAGCCCTCCACGTAGAGGGTCTGCGCGACTGACGTGACGATCAGGTCGCCCCACGGCGCCTGCGACCTCGCGGAGAGCTCGTTGTACTCAGCCGTTGCCTGCCTAGGTTGGTGCGGCCGGTCGTGCTCCCAACGGGCCCACCGGTCGATCCGGTCGAGCTTGCGGCGCTCGTTCTCCCACCGGACCAACAGGTCGTCGGCCACCAGGGCGATGACATCGGTTGGTGTCATCGCCATATCGGCCTCCCGGTGCGGCTCACCAGACAATCCCTGAGTGCTTCTCGACCGGCCCGGCAGCGACGACGAGACGTCGAACCATGCGGGCGCCGATCATGCAAACAGCCGCGTCGATCTTGAGCGGTGAATCCGGGGACTCCTTGCCCACGGACACTCCGTAGCGGTTCGGGCGACGCCGGCAGTTCTCCACGTGCCTCGCAAGGCGAGGGTCGCCGTCGTGGGTGAACAGGCCGTCGGTGATCTCGGCCTCGGCGAGCTCGGCGGCCAGGGTGAAGTCGAAGGTGTGGCTCCGCATGTCCCACGCAATCGGCTGAGGGTCCTTGCCGCCCGGCACGGCCCTTACGGCCAACCGGTCACGAAACCGTCGCGGCCAGTCGATCTTCGTGAACGACTCCCATTCCCGGACGTCGGCGAAGAACGCGACCACGTTGAGCGTGTCGAACGATTCCTGCACCACTCGATCCACGTCATCGACGTCGACCACGTCGTCGGTGTCATGCGAGGGGTTGGGCTCCCAGATGCCTCGCGTGAACACGTGACCGTCGACGACGCAGCACCCAATCAGGGCGGTGGCGTCACGAGACTTCGATCCGTCGAAGAACAGCACGACCTGCTCGTCGGGATCCACGACGCGGCCGGGGTCGGCGAGAGCGAGCCACCGAGCCGGATCCGCCCACGCGTCCTCATGGACCGTCGGCCAGTTCAGGTACTTGCGGCGCGACTCGCTCGGCTTCGCCTTCGGGGACCAGATCCGCTTGATGATCGGCGCCACGTCGACCTCGCCGTCGGGCCCACGCTTCCAGTCGCAGTCTCCGTACACCCACCGGAGCGCCGCCTCGAGTGAGGCATAGTCCGACATATCGCAGTCGGGTGGTGCCAGCCGTGCGTCATACAGGATCCGGCCGGCCTCGTCCTGTAGGCGGCCCTCCTCCTGTGCGATCCATGCGTCCCAGGTGGCCTCGGCGACGCTGTGCGTCCCGGGCACCCAGGCGTTCGCTGTCTCCAAGAGGCGACTGTTCGACTTCGCCAGGTTGTCCTCGAGCGTCGCGATCAGCTCAGGGCCACCGTTGGAGGGCTTCGAGTGCTCCGTCTCATCGGCGACGATGAACGAAGCCTCGCCGCCCTCGGCCGCTGTCGCCGAGCTCGTGATCGTCTCGAGGGTGCCTTCCGGCAGCCGGTAGTACCGGGTCTTGCCCGGGTCCAGGTTGTACTCCCGGACCAGCGGCGAGCCCTTCGGCGCGAACGCTCGGACGTAGCGCATCGTGTTCGCGGTCTGCGACTCCGCCGTCGCGGCGATCTGAACCAGTGGCATCTCGACCGGCTTGCCCGCACACCCGCCTGGGAGCCGGTGGTCCTTCCGCGCGAGCCGGACGGGGCCGCAGAACTCGATCAGTGCCAGAATCCCGGCGAACGGGGACTTGCCCGACCCCTTCGCCAACCGGCGGGCCCCGTGCATGAACAGCCACTGGCCGTCCGCGTCGAGCGCATACCACCACAGCACGAACCGCAGCTGATCCCTCGTGAACCGCAGCGGCTTCCCGGCACTTGGACCGTTCGGCTGGATCAGCAGCCCCGACTCAGCCCAGCGGATCGCCTCCCACCCGAGCGTGAACTCAGGTTCGCCCTCGGGCAGAGTCGAGAGCCGGCTAGCCGGGCTCCGCGCGGAGTCGGAGGCGGGCATCGTCGAGCCAGGAGACATCGCCGTTCGCCTCCTCGGTCGCCGTACGCTCGAGCTCGATCGCGGCCCGGCGCCGGTCGCCCTCAGTCGCCAACAGGGCAGACATCCCCTTCAGCCACGCCGCCACCGACGCCGCCTTCGGAGCCATCGACACCATCGTCACGTCGCCGTCCTTCGTCACGACCGGTTGCGGGTTCAGCTCTCGGCTCATCGACTCAGCGAGCACCACCGCGGCCGCCCAGTCGGACGCCTCGTAGAACTGCGCCTGCCCCGACCCGGCTAGCGACCTGAACCAGCGCGCCGCCACCGGGTGCCACTCGGGATCTGCCCTCGGTACGGACGGCGCCCTGCCAGCCGGCGCCTTCACCGGGTCGCCCGCGGCTGGCGTGTTCGACCGGCGCCGCTGACTGCTTCGCTTCGGAGGCGGACCCGGCTTGGACATGAGGGCTGCCTCCCGAAGTTGCTATCCCGTACCGAATTCTCGGCGCTATGCCGACCGGTCGGGGCGGGCCCAGGTCGGGGGGGCACCCCCCACCCCCTCGGCGTCGGACGGCGCTCGCATGCCTGGATGCGACTCGATCGGACGTCGGCGCAGCGCAGCGCGCTTCGCTCGTTCGTTCACGCCTTCACTGCTGCTCTTGCGTGCGTGGTGCGCCGGGCACAGGGACTGGAGGTTGGTGGGGGTGTCGGCACCGCCGAGGTGTCGTGGCGTGACGTGGTCGACGTCGGTGGCGGGGAGGGGGCACCGGGTCCCGTCGGTGGTCCAGGTGCAGCGGTGGCCGTCCCGTTGGAGGACGGCAGCTCGGAGTCGTTCCCATCCGAGGGGTGGGGTCCAGGTGGACCCAGCCCAGGCGGTGCCGGCCATAGGTGCCTCCCGACGCCCTGCTTTGGACTCAGGTCGCTAGCTATGGGGTGAGGCTTGTGGTGGGGAGATCTATCCCCCAGGTGTCCAGGGCCCGTGCAGCTGCTGCGTGTCTGTCGGGGCAGTAGGCGTCCAGGAGGCGTGCCAGGACGCCGGCGTTCTGTGTCTGCGCCTGGCTCTTGAGGTTGAACGCTCCGACCAGCCATGCGCCGAGGCCAGCCGAGCCCGCGGTCGGGCGGGCGATCTTGCCGCAGGTCTTGCGGGCGAGTGGCCGGATGTCGGCATCGCTCACCGAGCGGTTCAGAAGGGCGTGCAGTCTTTCGGCCCCATCGGCCCGCAGGTTGACTGACGGGTCACCGCCCGAGCCGCCGAAGCCACCGGAGCACCCCACCAGCCCGACGAGGACAACCAGTACCACTGCCGCCCGCTTCATGCGGCTGACCCTACCGTCGGGGCAGGCGCAGCGCTTCGGCCGGGATGATCCGGTCGGCGAGCCAGGCAAGGAGACGGTGCAACATGGCTGGCCTCCCCGATGACGCGGCCGAGCCGCCATCCAGGCGGACGACGGCTCGAATAACAACAGTGTAGTTCCTCTGGTTGCACAGTCAAGCATCCCCGCAGGTCAGGCCGTCGCGGTGGTCTGGTTGCGCGTCGCGTGCTCGAACGCTGCCCGGTCCGCGCCGGAGCGACGCCACCGGTGGTAGCAGGCGGTGCAGTACCCGGAGCGGAGCCGCTCGTGCTCAGTGCCCGGACACCACGCCCCGCACGCCAGGCACGCACCCGCGCCAGCCCGGTGCTTGTCGCGCGCGGTGCCATCCGCAGTGGCGTGCGCCACGACGTCGGTGACGAGCGACGTGAGGGTGACGGCGCCGGAGAACAAGAGCCGCAGGTAGGCGTTGACGCGGGCGTCGATGTCGTCCCAGTGGCCGGGGCGCGCGGCGGCGGATTCGACGGAGGTCAGCTCCGCGGTGCCTCGGGAGCCACCGTCACCGAGCGTCGATGCCGGCCAGCCGCGCGCGGCGAGGAGCTGGACGGCGCTGGAGCGGAGCTTGCGCCCATCCGGAGTGAGCGACGCGGCGTGGAGGTCGAGGAGCGAGGCGCAGTCGCGGAGCGCCGCTGCGACGGTCTCGGGTTTCGGGGGACGCGCGGTCATGGCTGCTCCTCATCGGTCATCGTGGATCCCTTCGGCCACCTGCCAGCCCACGGCCAACGGGTGTCGCGGTCGAGGTGGGTGGGCC